GTCTACATCAAGATCGCCATTAAAGTCTACGTTACCAGCTACCGCTAGTGTAGTAGCCATATCAACTGCACCATCAATGTCAACAACATCAAGGTTACTAGTACCATCAACATCTAAATCACCATTGAAGTCTACGTTACCAGCTACAGCTAAAGTGGTAGCCATATCTACAGCTCCGTCAATGTCTACGACATCTAGGTTGGCTGTTCCATTTACATCAATAGAACCTTCTAAGTCTATATCTCCACCTATAGTTACATCGTCTGTAACTGTTAAATCGTCTTGTACTTTTAAATCTATAACAGACAGACTAGCAAAAGCATCTACTACTGCTGCTCCACTTCCTGCTCCGTCTAGGTAAACTGCTTTTGTGTCTCCAGGTGGAATAGTAATGTTAGCACCACTACCTTGAGAAATAATTATGTTTTGAGAGCCACTTGTACCGTTTTCGATAAAGTGCATTCTGTTTATAGTGTTAGGAGCGATAGTTATTGTGCAAGCACTGTCTAGCGTCCCGGTGTATTCAACATACATAGCTCTAACTGGGTCAGTCGCTCCGTCTGCAATAGTTGATGTGTGAGTATCTGCGTTGGTGGTTATGCCTTCTGTTCCGTAACCTAGGCCTTCACCAATCAACTCAAGATTAACATTTGTGTTTGTGCCCCAAGAACCACTGGCATCTCCAGTAGCCATTTCATTAAGTCTTAAATCATTTACGTATGTACTAGCCATTTATTTGCCTCTTTTTTTTTACGCAACCTCTTCCCAATTGGGAGTTTGAGTTTCTGTTACATTAGTATAGTTGGGAGTTTGTGTTTCATCAATACGTGACCAAACTAAAATTATTCCAACCGATCCTGTTGCGTTTTGTCCTATTGGAAAAACGTTTGCTTTTGCATCTACTGTTACATTTCCTAGAGTGCTTGTTGCAGCATTTAGTGTAACGGATAAATTGTTGTTTGTAACTAGAGATATAGTTCCTAAAGCACTTGTGCCTACTTGTCCTGTAGGAGTTACATTAGCTTCCCCATCTACAAGAACCGATAAAGATCCTACTGATGCTGTTACTCCGGGGACAGCAGCTATTGCTTGAGCATTTACGCCAGCAACCGGAGCTCCTGTTGTTCCTGCAGCTGGTGCAGTAAGCGTAACGGGTATGGTTCCTTCGCCAAAAGCGAGCTCTCCGAAACCGGCTCTACCCCAACCGCTTAGTAGCTGAGCCATTTTACGCTATTCTAATTATCGCTGTACTCGCTGCTGCTGCTGGGAAAACAATAGTAAAGTCACCTGAAGTAGAAGTTTTATCCCCGCCAAAATCTATTGTGGCTACAGACTTGTCACCATTTGTGTCGTTATAAATCATACAACCTCTAGCAGTTACAGTAGCCGTACCAAACGTCAAATCTGCAAAGTCTGTGAAGCCTGTTGTTCCAGAACTTGTTGGTGCTACTTTGGTTAAAGCTGCTCCGCCAGATGTGTAGTTAGTTCCACTTGCTTGCCCGGTTGTAGTAAATGCTGTAGTTGCAGCTCCTAATGTAGCTGAACTTGTGTATAAAGCTAACTTAAAAGCATTGCCGTTAGTGGCAAAATTATGAGTAGCCGTAAGCAGTTGTGTTTTAAAGCTAGTAGTTAATGTTGATGTAATTGCCATTTAAATACCTTTTATTATTTTTGCTAAATCCTCTGCATCTCCTTTTATTAATTCTTGAATTAAAGACGCCTTATATGATTTTATAGCATTATTCAAGTAAATCAAACACACTTTATAAATTAAATCTTTGTACGCTCTAGCTTGTTCTTTTATATGAGGTGCACTGTCTTCTGAATAACCAACTATTTTTTCAGTTAATTGTTTTGCCCAGAACTCAGGAGGATGCCCTCCAAAGTTTGTTGTTGCTATTTCTACTAAACCTAACTCTGGAATACCGTCTGGAGTAAGTTTATCTACCACTTTTTTGGCTCTCCAATTTTTGGTTCTAGATGATTGTCATTTCTATCAATTAATACAGGTTTTTTTTCTTTTTCTTCTTCTTGCATTGCCATAGCTTCACTTCTTTTCATAGAAGTCATAAAACCTTTTCCGTCTGACATAATAACTAAAGGATCTTCAAGTCTGTGATATCCGTATAGTTTTTCTTCTGCAATTACATCTGTATCAAGTAATGCACTTGTTTTTGCAACTTCAACCTTAACGCCCAGGTGCATGGCTTTAGATATCCAAAACTCACAACATGCTCTACCGGATTCTGCAAAATGTAAATTACCTTTATAACTAAAGTCTATTCCAAACATTTTTAATGTTGATACTTTATTCCACAAAGCAAAAGCAATTGCGTAAGCTACTGTATTGTTTATATAACAACAGTTAAATTCTTCTAATATTTCGTTAATTGGGTACTCAACTAAATTCTTACATCTATCATCTAGCATGCATGTATAAATAGGAGTTTCACCATTTAATAATATTTGTGTTACGCCATCTGTTTGGCCACCAGCGTCATCTGTATCTAAGAATCTACCCGGAGGGTCCATCATAAATGTTCTGTCATGATATATAACAGATCCAACTCCGTTAATAGCCCACACTTCATCAAAGTGTACTCCGTGTGATTTAGCTAAATTGTAATCGTGCCAACTTTTACCAAGTCCTACAATAGCAACGCTTTTGCCTTCTAGGCTTTCAATTCTCTCCATATCTCTCTCCTTCTATGTAACGTTAGTTCTAAGTGAATCGTATCTGTATTCGTCTTTTCTTCCTCTGGCTTCAGCCATATTTTTTAATCTTTGAATTTCTTGACCAAATCTTGTTTCATACAATACTTGTATTTCAGGTTCACCTTTCATAAAGGTATAAGCTTCTATTAACGATCCATAAAGTAGTGCGTTACGAGCATTTTGAGAAATCCAAGTTCCTGTTGTTTGTGAAGTTAAACTAACCGGGTTATATAAATAATGTATTTCAACGTTGTAATCTTGATCCGGAACCGGTGAAACTATTAGAGTAGATCCGTTATTGCTTGCAGTAGAAAGATCTTTATCAAAATCTGCATAATACAATGGCCTTCCTCTTTCTGAAATAGCTACTGCATCATTGGAATATTCACGCATAAAACTTGTGTGTTTCTTTTCTAGGTAATGATAGTCATTGTTGCCATCAATAATAGCTAAAGAAAAACTAAGTTTAAAATCTGATGGCGTTGTAAGGTAAGTGTTCCCAGTAGTTAAATTACCGGTTACATTTTTTCTAAATAGATCAAACTGAATCAATTCAAAAATTCTGTCTTCAGTATTTTTAATCATGTCATCTAATGTAGAAACAAAAGTTGTTTCATCATTTTCAACATAATTTTGTATAAGTGTTTTTAATTCAGTTAACGTCATAATGTAATTGTAACCTCTCCAATTGAGCCTGTCATTTTGTCTACTGTAAAATTAGACCCAATAATGTTTGGATCCATAGAGTTACCTTTTTTAATATTACTATAGATTACAACAACAAAACCCTCACCAATACCAAAGTCTTCGCTTGGTCTAGGTTTGTATAAAGCCTCTGGGTCCATTACATGAGGTAATGGTTCTAGTTGAGGATGTTTAGTTTCAAAACATTCAGGACATGTCTTTAAACCATTCCATTCTTCTTTTAATGCAGAAAACTTATATTCAAAGCCACATCTATCGCAAATGGCTTTTGCATATTTACCAAGTGCATACGCCATAATTACAGACCTGTTCTATATGGAGCAATTCTGAAAGAAGATCTATCTTCATCTTGACTTAATGCTCTTTCAAATTCTTCTTCATACATTTGTTTTAACATTACCACTCTCTCTGGAGCTTTTTTAATTGCTATGTAATATGCAAGTCCTGCTGCAAAACAAGGATAAAATCTAAAAGGCATATCTACAGTATTGGTTGCTTTATCAGCATCGTCCATTCTTACAAGTTTGTTAAAGACCAATATGTCTGTGCTGTTCTCTGGAGCTGGCCATATTTTTAAAACAGGTGTAACTAATTTATTAAAGAAAAACTGAGACGGCCTAGATTTAGTTGATTTAGTTGGTATGTTTAAATACTCACTTCTACTAATTCTAGACATTTGTAAATCTAAGTCACTGTTATTAGTGTTTCTTCTTACAGAGCAATCTAGTATGTCAATAACATTAGAAGTTAACGTGTAATCTGTTTGTCCTTCAGTAACAGTCTGAGTTGCTTGATCTACAGTCCATTGGTTTAATCCCCGGTTAGCCCATTCTGCTAACATTAAATTAATAGAACGTTTGGCTGTCTTTAGATCGTAACCAGTTCTAAGTTCAAGACCACATCTTTCAAATGCTTCTTCCACAAACTCAGCTACATTTGGTTCAAAATCTGTACTGTTTGATGTTGCCATTATTTTTTCTTTTTAAGAGATCTTTCTATTTGTTTTGCTTGTTTTAGATGAAGCCTTGAAGCTCCTTTTAACTCTTTAACGAGTTTTCTTTTTTGTGCAATTGATAATTCAGCCATTATTCGTCCTCCGCATATAGATTATCAAAAATCTTGTTTACATCCAATGTATAGTCTAAATCAGATTTAGAATAGTGTATATGGGCAGACGGTTTAAAGTCTGGTGCTCCTGTTCCTGTTTCAAACCAAGCCGGGTGTGTAACCCTAACTCTGTTATTAGGTAACGCCACTATGTTTCCTGTCCATTCACCTGCATCTAACAATTCTAATACATGACTTTGTTTGTGTTGAGCTGGATCATCGGCTATTTCATTTTCTGAGTAATCTACTGTAAACATGTATTTAGCCGGATAGAATTTACCATCTATCTTTGCCATCCAGGGACAAGGAGTAGCTCTGTCTATAACGTAAACTGCATGATGGTGTGATGAACAATCCCAAGGTTGTGCATCATGTACTGCCATAGGTTCTGGCCATTCAGAAAAAGGTGTGTCTGCTACTAAAGCAGTTATAGGCATTCTAGCCCACATAGCTCCACCATGAGCATTATCCTCTTCTTCACCTTCAGCTTCTATGCCTGTAAATATAACCTGGAAACTTAAACACCTACAAGGCATTGTAGTTACAGCTACTACCATAGCGTGTAAGAACTCACCGTGGTATTTTTCGTGGTTATGCGTGTACTCTCTCCTAACCCAGCATTTAAAATGTGGGATATTACTTTGCAAATAAGCCACTACCTTCTTTTTCTATTTTCTAAAATTTTAGGATTAGCCATTCTATTTAAAGTTTTTGCTGCTTTTGATCCTTTCGCTACTTTACCTGCGACTTTAGATGCAATTTGTAAGGGGGCAGTTTTAGCTTTATAAGCATACTTAGCTGCACCTCTCATTAAACCGCCTAATCTCATGCCTTTAGACTTCATCATTCCGCCTTTTTTCATTCCTTTAGACTTCATAGCAGCTCCGCCTTTTTTCATGCCTTTGGATTTCATAGCCACTCCACCCTTTTTCATGCCTTTAGACTTCATCATGCCACCCATTTTCATACCTTTGGATTTCATTTTACCGCCACTACTGTAGCCTTTTGTTTTCTTATACATTTTTACTCCTAAGAATATTTAGTTTTTTTTCTTCTGTTAGACATAACTTTACCACAACCTCTTGCAATTCTTCTTACCTCTCCACCATTTTTTAATTTAACTTTAGCTTTTTTAGTATTAGGTACAAACTGTTTGCCTTTTGCACCTTCTTTCTTTTTAACAGAGGCTGTTGCTGCGCGTTCACTTTTTGTTAAACTTTCTGCTTTTGCCCTAGGTAAGCACCTATCTGGATTATTCTTATTTTTGCTAGTACCACATGATCCTAAAATAGATCCATCAGTTCCAATACGAACCCAGTCTTGGGTACGCCATTGTTTTAGTTGTCCCATTACCTAAGTCTCTCTTTCATTACGATGCCTTGTCCTTTAATCTTAACAAGGCCACCATTTTTCATTTTCTTTGCTTTAGACTTTTTTCCATAGTTTGGATCCTTACAATACTTAGATGCTGCCATGCTTGCGTATGCGCTTGGCCACTTAAATCTTTTTTTTGCCCAAGATACTCCTTTAGGACAAATTTTACCGCCACTTTTTACTTTAGCCATTTAACAATCCCAGTCTTTACGTGCCCAATAATTTGCACTACACCTATCACTTTTTATTCCACCACTCCTGGCACAATAACTTTTCTTTCTAGAAGCAGTACCTTTGTGCATACCCATTTTTTTATCGCCAAAAGTTATTCTTTTAACTTTTCCACCATCGCTACTAGGACATTTAACGTAAACTTCTTTACGTTTTTTACCATACCCGCCATTCCCTTCTGGAATGGCTCTAGGTGTGTTAAGGGTTACTGTTTTGCCTTGCCACTCTGCCATTTTTAAGCATGAAATGCAGTCAAAGATGTAAAGGTTGCTGTGGTGTAATTAATAAATATTCCGTCTGTAAACAACAATCCATTATCAGGAATAGTAATGTCCCTAGTTACAGTAGCAGAAGCCACACATCCTAATTTAAACAAACTGCTACCTGAAGTAGAAGTGTTTAAAAAATCTAAATTGCCAGCAGTACCAGAACAAACAACATTAATTCCTTGCAGTCTTGACCTGCCAGCAAAAATAACATCGGCAACTGCTGTATTAATACCAGCAGAAACATTTCCTGCGGGATCACCTACTGCTGTTATCGAAGTTATGGTTCTGAAATATGAAGATCCAGTTGCTGTACCAGCATTAGCACCTGTTATGGATTCTGTCAGTGCATCACCACTAACGTCTGTTCCAACAACAGTAAATGAGATACCAGAATCATCGCCAGCAGAAAGGATTGTTACAATCCTTCCGCCAACATTGGTAACAGAGCCACCGTCAGCTAACGCACCACCTATAGTAAGTGCTGCGTTATTTCCTACGGAGGCTGCTGCTGATATTCCATCAGCATCTAAAGCTTGAGCATCAGCAGTTATAAAAACTGCTGTGACATCTGAGCCTGTTAGTCTACTTGCCATAAGTTACTCCTTATTCAAATATAGTTCTGTTAATAGCTTGCCAATGCACATCAATTGCTTCGGCTGCTGCTGCACCAGCTTCTATACCAATGTAAGGTATAAGATCTACATTATCAGTTAAAGCACCAGATAAAACTGCTGCTGCACCTTCGGCTACAGCAGATACTGCTGTTCCACCTGTTGAACCAGATGTAGTAGTAATGTCGTACTGTGTGCCATCAACAAAGATTGTTGCTTTTCTGTCACTGTCTATGACAATT